TGCCACGATGAACATACTCATTTTCTTTCTTTTCGTCTTTCTTTCCTTCGACGATCAGTTTACCGTGCTCTGTATAAACTTTGACTTCTTTCTTTTTGAATCCTGCAAGTGCAATCTCTAAAGTGGATTCGTGATTATTTTCTTGAATAATGTTAAAAGGCGGGTAGCTAGCGTTTGTGCTCTCCCAAAAATTCTGTATGGTTCTATCTAAACCAATGCTGTTTGTTGTTATCTTATCAAACAGTTCTGCTAAATCCTTAGCTCTATAAATGTTTGTCATAGTTCTCCTTTAATAAGCGAGTGTGAATTGTGTCCCTTACGGCGACATTACTAATTATAACATAAACTCAGAAAGTCGTGTTCGGGTATCCTCCCAGTTTTTTACATGATGTGGATAACCGCCCATATCTTTTAGTGCTTTTGCTAAAGGATAATCGTTTTGACCTTCTAACATCATGTCACCAAAGAAATGTATCTCATCTTCTGGATTAAAATCTGTAAGTATTTGACTCTTATCACTATCAGACATATCAAGGCCAGTTTCACCACCTATCTGAATATTCAAATAAGGAAACTCGCTTTTAATTCTATCTGCCATTAATATTCTCTCAGTGGTATTAATATCCCATTTCACATATTCTTTTCTATATTTCATGCTATCCTCACCTCTTCCAAGAATACTAAAGTTTATTCCACCAGGTCTGTGTTCAATATGATTACCTGTTCTGATTGGGAAGTTACTATAATCTAATTCATCATTTAAAAAAGAAATTAAATCATCAGATGGTTTCCAATCTGATCTATAAACACTATTCCTTCCATCGTAAATATCTGATCCAGAACAATTAAATACTCTTTTACATCGGTTGTAAATATCTGATCCAACCTGTTCAATAGTTTTATCTTTATCACTTCCTGTGACTAAGTAAGTATCAAACTTACAACAAAATATAAGAAACTCTGCAGAGAATCCTGAGTGCATTTGTTTGCGACTTGGAGTTAAAGTTCCGTCAACATCAAAAATAAATTTTTTCATTACAAATAGTTTTAAGTAAAATTAATCTTCTTTATCTTCTACCTTTTTCTTTTTACTACCAATATTATATTTTGTTTCAAGTATCCAATCACCTTTGTCTTTATATGCTAATACCTTAATCTGGTTTAAAGGTGCAATATCTTTGATTGTTTCAACATCAACAATACTTATGAGACCCCAATCAGCAAGAAGCTGAGCAATACGATTCCGACGCTGAACATCGTTAATAGTAAGGTTAGCGTGTTTGCCATCAAGGGCAAATAATTCTTTGAAGTGGACAAGATAATACCTTCCCTGCTTGTGTAGAATATGACAAGATTGATATATCTTCTTCTCTTTTCTCGATGCAACTCCAATACGAGTTAGTGTCTCACGAACTTTTAAAAAATCGTCTGGTTCACCCAAGACTACCTCGACCATTCTATCAGGCGCCCATTTCACCTCTGGTACTTGTACCACACTCATTTTGTTCCTCCAGTTTCAAACTTCGATTTAATGAAAGCAAGTTGTTCTTTAGTTAAAATAGTCAATGCTTGCTTTGCTTTTTCATTACTATAACCATAGTAACGTTTTACATAATCAATATCTTTAATCGTATCTTTACGGAGCCAAGGAGAGAATCTCTTCTTAGTTCTGAGGATATTTATAAAAAAGTCATATTGCATCTTCTTTGGTAAGAAGGAATACATATTCATCTCATTTGCAAACATAATTGCATCAAGATGACCAGAGAAACAACGATTAATTATATAAGGAGGATAATCTTTTTCAATAGATGGATCTTCATCAATTAAATTCTTTTTAGTTTGATTTATAGAGTTTAACCAATCTTTAAGTTCCATTACAATACCTCAAGAATAATTCCAGCACTCTTTTCCATGCTTCCAATTACACCACAAGGATATGAGTTAAAAGACATTGTGTATCTATCGTGTTCTTGTATTTTATGTTGATCAACACTATGAATTAACGTTGAGGGAAATATTATTAAGTCACCACTTATAGTAGGTTGTTTATGTAAAATAAGATTACTTTCATCTTCTTCATATAGAACTTTAATAATATTTGAGGTATTTGATGGGTAATGCATATTAGTATTATTACCCGTCCAAAAATTATCCATACTAAACCAAGTATGTGCATCCGAATTTGTAAGATATAATATAGCACTCATGAAAGAATTTGGATGAGAATGAGTCCATTGCCATTGATTCTCTTTTGCACAATTAGCCCAAGATTGAGTGATTTCAATTCTAGAACATCTAAATTTTAATTCATCTTTTACTTTATTAAAACACTCTCTTACCCAATTATGAATATCAAAATATTTTGGATCTTTATTTAATCTTGTATCTTTTGATTGAAGTATTTTCCACTTTTCATCATGTTCTACCCACTCATCATTTTTTAAAGTTTCTAATGTATCTTCAAGTAACTTTTGTTTACACTTAAATTTAAATATTTTTTGTGGTAATATTTTTAGTGTTTTCATTCAATTCATTATCAAAATAAGTGGAACAAGAGCATACAAGATTACGATCACCGTAAACATTATCAATTCTTGATACTGCTGGCCAGAACTTATAATTCTGACTCACAGGATATGCTGCCTGTTCTCTGGTATAATTATACACCCATTCATTAGAACTGACAACCCTTGCAGTATGTGGTGCGTTTTTCAAGATACTTTTATCTGTATAGATTTCTCTTCTTATCATTTCCATTGCCTTAACAAATCTTTTAAGTTCATCAAGTGATTCACTTTCAGTTGGTTCTACCATCATCGTATTTGTAACTGGCCAAGATAATGTAGGTGCATGGAAACCATAATCCATCAATCTCTTTGCAACATCTTCTGCTGTAACAGGTAAAGTTCTACAATCAAAAATACATTCATGTGCAACACGACCATTCTCTGCTTTATATAAAACTTTGAATGATGTATCAATTTCATTTGCTAACCAGTTTGCCGACAACAATGATATCTCACTTGCTTTTCTTAATCCTTCTCCACCCATCATTCTTATATACATCCAACTGATAGGAAGAATACTTGCACTACCAAATTCTGCTGATGATACTCTTTTGTTCATATATGGTGTAAGATGTGATGCGACTCCAATCGGACCTACACCAGGACCTCCACCACCGTGAGGAATACAAAATGTTTTATGTAAATTAAGATGACAGACATCTGCACCATACTCACCAGGTTTTGCTAGTCCAACTTGTGCGTTCATATTTGCACCATCAAGATATACCTGACCACCATTCTCATGAATAATTCTACAAATATCTTTGATCGTTGGTTCAAACACACCGTGAGTTGATGGATATGTAACCATGATGCAAGAGAGTTCAAATGTATTCATGATTGCTTTCTTCTCTAAATCTTTTAAATCAATATTCCCATCATCATCACAATTTACAGGGACTATCTTCATACCTGCCATGACTGCTGATGCAGGGTTTGTTCCATGAGCACTTGTAGGTATTAAGCATACATTCCTATTATGATCACCACGACTTTTGTGATATTCTTGTATTGCAAGAAGACCTGCATACTCACCCTGTGAACCTGCATTTGGTTGTAATGAAATGTCAGCAAATCCTGTTATATCACATAACCATTCTTGCAAATCGAATATAATTCTTTGATATCCAAGAGTTTGATCTTCTGGTGCAAATGGATGCATATTTGCAAACTCATTCCAACTTACAGGCATTAATTCTGATGCTGCATTTAATTTCATAGTACAACTACCAAGTGGAACCATACCATTTACCAATGAGAAATCTTTTGATGCTAATTCAAAGATGTATCTCATCATGTCAGTTTCACTATGATACTTATTGAATACTTCCTGAGTCAACCATGGTTTAGTTCTCTCTGGTATACTATACCATTTGTATCCTACAATATAATCCCATGCTTGGTAGATAGTATCTTTATGTTGTGCATAATCTTTCTGCGTATTTACAATATTGAATACAGTATCAAAGTCTGATAGTTCATCGAGAGATAGCGTAATGTAACCACCTTCATACTTGACATTATATCCTTCTACTGGTGCATCAGACTTCCACCTGACAGTATCAAATCCTTCATTGTCATCTACCTCAAAACCATTCCATTTTAGAACAGACACCAGAGTCTGTCTTAGTAATCTAATTCTTCTTGCTATAGCGTGTAGTCCTTCCGCACCATGATATGCTGCATAGAATCCAGACATATTTGCGAGCAGTGCTTGTGCTGTGCAGATGTTACTGGTTGCTTTGTCTCTTCTGATATGTTGCTCTCTAGTCTGTAGTGCTAATCTATATGCTTTGTTACCTTCACTATCTACTGACTGACCTACAATACGACCAGGTATCTTTCTTTTATACTTATCTGTTGTTGCAAAGAATGCAGCATGAGGACCTCCGTATCC